CCACTACCTGCGGAAGTGGGTTATAACCATCTAATGCCTTTTTAGTTATATAATCATATTGCCCAAAGTCAACGTAAGTTCTCTGCCCCTCGTCTTCCATTAAATCGCGTACCTGCAATTTACCCCCCGCTACAGGGTGCATTATTCTATTTGCCGATTTTTGGTTTAAACTCATAACTTAATAAACATTAAAACTATATATCCAAACGGTGTAATGTCCACAGGAATACCACTACCCATATTGGCCGTTAAACCAATATTAGGCGGGTTGGCAGTCCATTTTTTCATTTCATATGCTTTACGACTTGACGATGCGGGGTCAGAAGATACAGCCACGTAACTTGATGGCGTAGGTATATCCCCAACTGTATCATTTTGTTCCTGCACAAACATTTCTAAACCCTCGGCAGGTAGATTATCGCGATCTAATGTAACTGTATTACCACCCACACTGGTTTGTAACGTAGCGGGGTTTAATCTATCCCAATTAATCAGCACCATGTCTGTTATGTCATCCGTGCCGTTTGTGCCCAATATAACACACCCCTCAAATTGAGTACCCGCAGCCCCTTGCCCTGTTGCTACGTTCCAGTCATTATCTACATCACCAGGCGCAGTTTCATAATAAGTGTAAATAGTTTTTGGCAGGTATTCACCGACACCCCCTGTAGGATTTAAAACAGGTGCATCTAATTTATCATAAACAAGGTATATTTTAAGGTTAGTACCTGTTAAGCCTGTAATGTTTAAAGTTTTTGGCGAGTTAAACACCTTAACCAATTCCAATGCTTCGGTTAAGTTAGTGCCGTCAATTTCAAATTCACCTAATACATCTGTGCCGTCATCAACAGTAAGTGTAAAAACATCCATGCCATAATTCCATAAATCAATACGGCAAAGGGTTGTGTTATCGGTAAATATTCCTGCAACCGTTTGATTAGTTGAAATATTATCGCCTACTTTATATGATTTTCTTACCACTATTAAATCTCCTACAGGCTCATTACCTGTTTTATATTCCTGAATACCTAAATTTTCATCCTGTATAACTGTAATTTTAGGATAGCCCCTATCGTCTTTTTGTGTTGGCCGTGTTACTTCAAATTTAGCACCGTCAGCCTTATTATAATAAGTACCCTCAATCTTCTTTAGCTTACAGGCAAATATATAGTTTAGCTTTTCAATTAACCAATCGGGATATTGTTGTATCCCAAATGCACCTATAAATAAATCAAATATACGATATGGGATTGAATTTAAGCTAATTGAATTATATTTCTGATCTACATAATCTTCATCACTGGATGATGGTTGATAGTTACGTAATAAACCCTCGACTCTAAAGTTAAACTCTATGCCCGTATCGAATATAACGCCCAAACGATTTACCACATCAGTATACTCAAATAGTATTGTATCAGGATGCTCATTTTTAACATCGATTAACGGGGTACGATAAGTTATAAGGTTAGAATTTTCATCAGTATAAGTTATTTCACCATAATAAATATCTTCGGCTAGATTGCTAAAATCTATTATTGCCTCGTATCCTTTAAAGGTTGCGCCAGTAATTGGTATTCCTATAGCTGTAAATGGCACACTAAGCGCAAACTGTCCTATTGATGTATAAAACTTTAGGGCAACTGTTGGGTAATCAGATAATATTTGTAGCTTAACTGAAGTATCTGTGCGTTGGCGTTTGATTATATAGCAATCCTCACCTACTTTATCATCGAAAGTACGGTTATTATACTTTGCAGCCACAACCAAATTCGGGTTGTAAAATGGCAAAGGGTTTAATGTAGGGATGCGGAATGTTAGAGCCATAATTTTCTACTAATGTACTAAATTTAATAAATTATTATCGGGTGTAAGCAGCAATTTATAGGTTTGCGCTGAATTTTCGCCTACATCTATGCCAATTTCATCAACAAAACCTTTATATTCAACATCGTTATAAGTAAATTTTATATCACCATAGGGCACATCTAACAACTTATACAACTCCAAACCAGCTAAAACTGAAACGTAGTAAGGTTGGAATATCTTAGCAGGTAAATTTGATATAGGTATGTTTGCACTTTCGGCAACCCTTAAACCATTGCTATCCGTTGTAATCAAAGCTGTATTCTTTAACCCGCTTGCCATGCGTATAGTATAGCCATCCATCTTATCAAATATAGAGGCTAAATAAGCCCCACCACGCAATAAATTTCTTTTAGGTGTAATATACCAATTATAATAATTAACATCGTCTATCCCGCTATATGATAGCAAGGCATCCATTTGTAAGGGTTTATAACTACCATCGCCCTCTGGCGTTGGTTTTAAGTATATAAAATGCAAATCATTATCCGACCTGGATGCCGCACTGTCTAATGGTGTTATCCTAACTTGCTCAATAAAATATGGCGCACCATTAATAGGACTAACTAAATCTAATTCTTTTTTAGGGGATAACAAATCGGTTATATATTGCTGCGTGCTGTTAACCTCTTGGGTGCCGTTAATCTTATCAAATTGCTGATCTTTATAGCCCACCTTTATACTATTAGCCATTAATTCAATAGCGGGCGATAATTCAAACTGGTTAATCGTACCTAAGTTAAGCTGACCTATACCCGCCCTGAAAAAATAAGCCATAGTTTCCATGCACGACAATCCCATATCCTGCCCAAAACCAATATTACCGCCTTGCAAAGCACGCATAGCCGCATAAAATGTTTTAAACGATATGATTAAAGATGGTGTAGATTTTACTTGCTCAACAAACCCGTCTGCAATAGTGGTAAATGTGTCTTGTCCTATTTTATAATTAAATGTTGCCCCAATGACATACAATATAGAATTATAAGTTACTGCCCCGCCTTTTACTAAGTAAGTTGCACCAGCCTGTAGGGTATCGCCAGCTTGAAATATAGTACCTGTTATGTCGGGACGGATGCTATCAGAACAAGTAATAACCAAATCTTTCCATGTATTCTGCAACAAAAAGGATTGATTAGGGACGGGCTGATTTGGTACATTTGGCGATGTGGTATTCATCAACTGCAATAGCTTGGTATAAACATCGTAAACCCGATATGCCTTACACTGGCTTTCAGGACTTATGGTTTGATAAGATAAATCCATGTTACCTTTGCCCACTGCAAAACCGTTATCGGTACTAATGTTACTACCAACATGATCCCAATATAAAAATAAACGCTCATCGGCTAATAATGAAACGCTAAAATCCCAATCAAAGTTAAATCCCTGAGGTGTAGCATTGGGTAGATTAACGGAATACAACGTTTTAATTAACCCTGCGCCTGATTTGTAAATTCCTATGGTATAATTACGCGGTGTATTTAGTGCAAAAACAATACCCTCTAAATGTCCTTTGATATTAACAATGGTGTCCGTAGTTGCTTTATAAAAATAGTTATCATTGCCTGTGTCCCAATTAGGGAAGCTATCCGCATAAAAACCTGCGTTCTTAACACTTGCATTGACAGAATTAGGTTGATAATTTATTAATTGCAAAGCGGGGTAAGCATCTGACCTGAAATCAGATGACGGTAAGAATATAAATTGTGGCTGCTCTTTGAGTTTTAGCGCTGGCAACGTTACAGTTACGGCACCACTTTCTAAAGGTATGGCAAAATCTACATCATCATAAGCATCTAACTGAATAGAGAAGTCGTTTTGTATAGCATCAATCTCAAAATGATTTTCACTATCTTTTGTCTTTCCAAAATCTAATTTAGCATTGTATAACGGCTCATAAATATATGGTTTGCGCCAAAATGTTATTGCTAAATAAACACGTGCTAAAATACCATACTTATAAAACTCTTTACGCAACAAATAAGCTGCCTTTAACGTAAAGCGCATAGGCAATGTTAAGCTACGTAACAAGCCATTGTATAACGCACTACGTTTATAAGTAATGGTAGTATCCAACCATCCATCGGGCGCATTGTCAATTTCCTCTTGCTGTACGCCCCGAATGTCTAACGTATACTTAAACCTATGCGGATCAATTTTATCTTCGGTTGCCATTAGTTGAAATAATCGTTACGTCTTTTCTGATTAGCTGATGATGCCCTGCTTTCTTGCAACCATCCATTTATTACCGTTTTACTCTTAACTGGTCTGTTGCGTTCAATAGCCCTAACCACTTCACTCATATCAACAGCCTGACCACCTGCATATTTTTGCACATCCATCATGCGCGCAGTTTGCAAGTGGGGAATAACTGTTGAACCTTTGGGTATATCCATTAACGTAGGCTTGTTAGGAGTTAAGAACGTTGCCCCCTGTGGCGTAATAACATACTCTGCACCTTTTTCACCTACTAATGAAGTACCACCCTTAGCGTTTCTTGTACCTTTTTCGTAGGCTGGTATTGGTGTAGCTAATACGGTGGCTAATTGTATAGCACCCAACGCAGCTATCAACCCCGCAATTCCTGGATATAATGGTGCTGTAATGGGGTTTGATAAATAGGATAACGCCTGTATTTCAGCAATTGCAGTCGCCTCTATTATTCGTGCTATTGAAACAGCTTTATCAAACTTTGCTTTTTCCTGATCTACGCGCTTCTGTTCACGCTGTAATTGTTTTTTTTGTGCGTCTGCTTGGGCTTCGATAAGTTTTACCTTATCTGCTTTATCAGACGTAGAAAGTAACGAGCGATTAACAGCATCTATCTCAGCTTTTGCATTTTCGTCGGTAAGATTAATTTGATCTTGAATTTTGTTTTTACGGTTTTCAAAACCCGCGTTAACTAAGGTTACAATAAAATTAAATGCTTCCTGCTCAACTTGTTTAGTTAGTTCATTTAGCGATTTACGTGCAGCCTTTTCCTTTTCAATATCCGATAAAGTATTATCTAAAACTAATTTACCACGTTTGATTTTTAACGCGGCCAATTTATCTTCTTCGGCTTGAGTATCTTTACCAAATGAACGTTGTATCTCAATAAGATTTTCGGCTTCTACTATTGCACTATCAATTGACCTTAGCGCACTTTCACGCTCAATATCTTGTTTGATTTGTTGAAATTCCTGCTCTGATATTAGCCTATCTTTATATTGCTGCTGTAACAAAGCATATTCTTCATTGGCTATTTTATCATTTAATATCAGGCGTTTATTATTGGCATCGTTTTCAAAATTAGTAGCATCATCTAAACTCTTTTTACGCAAGTCGGCTTCCTCTTTATTGGCTTCCTCTTGTAATTTTATTTCAGCTTGTAATGCTCTAATCCTGTCATCAAAAGCACGTTTTTGAGCCTCATCTTCGGCTTTGCTTGCTTCATCTGCACGTTTTTTGGCTTCGGCGGCTGCTTTTTTAGCGGCTGCTTCCTCTGCTTTGCCGCCGTCCCCATTTCCTAATGCCTCTGCAATTTTGTTATTACCACCAACAAATTTTATTAAAAAGTCTGCCTGATCTTTTAGTGATTTTTTACGAATGTTACTTAATTTTATAGCATTATCAGCTCGCTCTTTTATTTTACGTTCGTTTTCTCCTGCTAAAATACCACCCCCTTCAACATCAAAACCGCCATTAGCTTCTGTTTTTCTACTTTTAATCAGTTCGTTTTGCTGTGCAATTCTTATTTTTTGTTGCTGGAAATCTTCATCTAATTGTTTTGCAGCAATATCAGAAACCTTTGCCGCTGCCGCTTTTGCTCTTGCATTAGTTAAAATATCAGCAGTTAATTGATTGTAGATACCAGATGCCTCACCATTGATAATATTTTCTTTAGTTTGCAAACCAAAAGTTGTAGGGAACTCTTGCTGCAACTCCCTTGCTGCGTCAATACGCCTTTTCATTGAATTGTTTACATCTGTTGTGGCTTGATAAAGTATTTTTAAATTTGTTGATTGTTGCCCTGCTTCTTTATTGGCGGTTGTAAATACGTCATTAATATTTTTTAGATTTTCAGCAGCGGAACTTACTTTCCCTTTAAATATATCTAAAGTAGATATATAATTTAATATCGGCTCTGTAGCAAAAGCAATCAATCCAACAACGCCTATGCCTGGCAATATTCTTGCAAGTGTTACAACTTTTTGTCCTATTGTCTGAAATAAGTTAGATGACTTTTTAACAGCGTTGCCTAAGCTATCAAAGCCCTCTTTTCCGACGTTGCTTAATTGGGTAATTACAGTTTGAGTTTCTTGTATCTTTTTATTATACTTTTGTAGTTGCTCAGGATTGGTTGCGCCCTCGGCTAATATTTTATAACGCTCTAATTTTGTTTTAGTGGCTTCAATTAACCCTTGCGCTCTTACATATTCTTTAGCCTGATCAGCTTGTTGTTTTAATGTTTTTGCACTTCTAGCTGCACTTTCATTGGCAGCCTGTGCTTCTATTTTATTTCTTTTGCTAACTGTAGTTGTTATATTTTCCTGACCCTGACGAGATTTCTCATAAGCATCAATTTCATCTTGTGAATTTGAAATAATAGTTTTTGTTTTAGCATCTTCTGCCGCTTGTATTTTAGCCGCTGCTGCAATTTCTTTATTATAAATAGCTTCTTTTCTTGCTGCGCGCCTTTCTTCTACATCTTGTAATTTAGCTTCGGCAACGGCTCTTTGCGTTTGAAGATTTAACAATCTTTGTGTTGCAATAGCCGATTTGTCGGCAGCCGCATTGAATTTACTTAAACCAGATGTTTGTGCCGCTTTTGCATTTAAATTTGCTGCCTGTTTAGCCGCAGTAACAAATGATGCCTCTAAACTTAATATGTGCGCCTTTAGTTCGTCTACCTGTTTGACCGCAATGGGGTCAACAATTTCATCTATTAATTCTTTATTACCTGCCATTTTTTGGAGTGTTAGCTATTTTAAAGTTATTTAATAGTGCAATGTATTCTGCTACCGTTTCCTCTTTGGTATTAAACTTAAAGCCCCTGAATTGGGATAAAACCTCAATGTTTTTTATCCAATCAAATGCGCTATGTTCTGTTTGTGGGATTGCGGCTTGTTGCTTTTCCAATTCGGCTTCTTTAATTTTTAGTTTGTGCATTTCTGATTTGGCTCTGTTCCATATTGAAACTGCATCGCCTGTGTAACCATATTCTTGCGCAATCCAATCAGCAACTAATTTCGAGTTGTGTTTCTCCATATAGTCTAATGATATGCGCAGTATAACCAAGCGTTTATCTAAATATTCAATAGATTTGCGCAACTCGAACAAGTAATTATAGGATGTGTCGTTGGTAAGAGTTTGGTATTCCTGAATGATGCTTTCCCACGCTTCTAATAAAACATCTGGCTCACCATCACCCAAATGCGCTAAATCCTTACTGACTTGAACGTCAATAAATACTTGCATAGGAGTTTTAGTGCATGAGTTGTAGAGCATAGCTGTTTAGAGTAAAATGCCTGTAGCTACGTTGCTACAATTGTGCTATGCTCCCGAATAGCGGCAGTCAAATATAAAAAAAGCCTATCACAAATGCAATAGGCTTATTAACGTGGTAGGATAACTCTAATTAACCTACTTCGGTTAATTCTTTTTTAAATAAAGATTTTGCGGCTGTTATTTCAGCTTTGTTAGCTTCATGGATTTCCATTAATATATCTACTACTTTCATTAAACCGTTAAACATAAAATCATCATCGCTATTTCCAAATGGTGCAGTTTCAAAGGCATATTCTATTTTGGCTAAGTCTTCCCAAGAATAGCCAGTAGCGTCTATTTCTTCCTTTGCTCTACCAAGATAAGAAAAAGGGTTAATATCTTGTTCATCATTGCTTATTGTGCAAAAAACATTCACCCAAGATGCAATTCTATCATAACCACTCCATTTAATATTAACCACCCCACTTTTATCTTTTTCATATCCCATGCCCATATTTGCACATACTAAATTTCCAACTGCGCAAGCATAGCAATTTGAATGATGAAGTGTGTCGTTTTGATAAGCCTTTACTAAAATTCCGACAGTCCTGTCGAATAGTTCTTGATTTTTCATTTTTTAGAGTTTTACAATCGGCTGAATTACCGACAAACAAATATAAAAATTATTCGTTAAACAAACATGCAAATAATACCAATATTTATATGGATAAGTACTTTTGTATTTACCATAATCACATTACTACCTTTTGCCTATGCTACATTTACCTATCATTGGGGCATACGCGCGGTATCAGCTATATTAATGATTTTAGGTTGGGTTATAGTTATTCAGAACTATATTAACTAGAAAAGGACTGCCTTGCGCAATCCCTTTCTATATCAAATAAACCCAAATTTTATGAAAACGATATAAATATACTACATTTACATTATGAAACAAAAATCTTTGTTGTACTGTAAATTATTTTACTATACATTTAGACGCTTAGTACCTATCCGATCAAACATTAAGCACGCAAGACACCCCTAATATACCCCATTAACAACGGTCTAACATCCCTGCTTAAACGTGCTTTATTTTCACGTGTCAAACCCCAAATATCTTTACCGTATTTGCGCTCAACTTTAGGCTCTTTGCTATCAATTGAACCTAAGTAAAAAGATTTTCTATCTGCTTTTAAATACATACCCCGATATAACGTACCTGTTAAGTTTAAATCTGGTTTGCCTAATCCTGGTAACGGGTTACGCCTGTATTTGTATATGGCGTAAGATGGGGATTGATATTTTTTTAGTGATTTACCAAACCTATCAACAGATGACCTGTATAACTGTTGTTGGTTATATGCAACGGCTTCGGGATCTAATTCCTGAATTATAATAGGCAACTGTGAGGGTATGTCTATTTTGGCGAAGTTGGATGCATATTTAGATATTGTTGCCACTCAAATAGTTTTTAATGAGTTTATAAAATTCTACTATTGCTGTTGGTGCTATTGTTATTAATCCTATCATATCCAAATATAACTATTTGTTTGTTAATAAAAAAGTGTGTACTTTTTTGTGGAAAGTAAAAATAAATGATATGAAAAACGCAAAAGCCTTAATGGGAAATTTAATTTTCTTTGGTTGCATTATTACTATAGCATTGAGCTATTATTTTGGCGATCATTCTTTACTACCTGTTACGTACGGGTTATTTTTTGGGTATTTATGGAGAGTAATTGCTGAAATCATAGAAGAAGCTCACGAAAAAAGAAATGCATCATGAAACAACTCCGAAAGCGCAACAACTACACGCTATCAATCGAAGCACAAGAGATAATTGATAAGGTTAAGAATAAAAGTAAGTTTGTTAGTGAGGCGATAATTCAGAAAAACGGATTTGATAAACTGCACGAAGCTTTAACTAAATTCGCCAAACCTACACCTAAATATCCTAAAGGAGGTGTACATCCCGAAAATGGGATGGCTATTGTGGGTGAGCAAGGTGCTGAATTAATCAAAACAGAAAGTGGATATACCATAACCATGCCTTTAGTAGACTGCCCCCACAATGAAATGACAGTTGTCCCACGTACTGAATTACCATGTTCTGATTACGTAATGGCATGTGCCAAGTGTGGATTTAGACCTTAATATTAAAAATATGATTTCTTTAAAGCCAAGAATTGAAATATTTAGACAAAAGGCTAAATACAGCATAGAAGAAAATTTTGGAAAGGCACAGGTTGTTCAGGACTTGATAGAAGCCATAGGTATTTACGTTCCACAAGATGAATGTAACCACAAGATGAAATATTATAATAAATATTATGATATGTGTACTACGTGCGGTTATTTAACAAAAAAGCCCTAACATTACGCTAGGGCTTTTCCTTTACTTTTTAGGTTTTTCAACCTCTTTTTTCTCTTGCAACGCTTCCCAAACGGCAGGTAGATCAAAATCATCTTTATGATGTTCTAATGATTTTACCCAATCCTCTTTTTTCGTGCGTCTTGCAACGTCTTTGTTAAAGTGCTTTAATGCTTCCATGATTATTGTGCTAAGAAATTACTTTCATAACCTACAACTGGCGTGCCAAGTGCTGCTAAAGTAGCAGGGCCAGCCAAACCAATTTGTATAGCACCCGCAGTAGCTGAATAGTTAGGGTCTGTAGTGTCTAATGTTACAGTCCATCCTAAGTTAGTAGTATCTACAACAACACCTGTAATAGCTATAGGCAAACCACCTGTAGTAGTTTTAGCTCTCCATGCTGTAGCTGTAGCTAATGCAGCAGCGTAATCATCATAAAGGTTAACAGTACCACACGCTGTTTTTGCACCTACTTTTAACACACCTGCTGAACGAGCAGCGTTTTGAGATATGTTAACATCTAACAGCCCGCTTAATCCTGTTAAGTAAGCTAAACCGCCACCACCATCAAGGTTGAAGTTAACGATAGCTAAGTTTTCATTTACTTGCTCTGGTGAAAAGATTAGGTTAGTCGAATAGGCCGCAACAGCGTCACTACCTACAGCAAATTTGAATTTTTGAGTAAAGCTGTTACCAACAATACCTTTTATCAAATCTGTGCCACCATCCTGACCGATCAATTGACCATAGCTATCAATAATGAAAAACGCTTTGTTGCGGCTGTTAGCTTTTAATAGCGCGATCAGCAAACAAATACCACCATTTACCCATTGAAAATTCAGGTTATAAAATCCTTGCGAAGTAAACACTTGGCTGTTATCACCTGAAAATGTTTGCGAAGTTGGCTCGCTGCTATTGTCGGTAATTTGAACGATGTTCTGCAAAGGATAAATCCTGCTATAAGGGCTGTTGTTTAATATCCCTGCCGCCAATGCGGTCTTTAATGCAGCGAAAGATGCTGTGGTATATGTTTGTCCTATAGGAACGAATAATATCGCTCTTGGGATACCTATATCATTGTAGCAAGCTTTAACGCCTGTGTTGCCCCCTGGCTGGTTGCAAACACTTATGTTTTTTACTCCCATGTTAGTAACAGTTTTTTAGTAATAAGTTTAATTTAACGTCTTTTAATTCAATGGCATCCACGTAATCGCTAAATGGATTTGCTTCTTCGCTTGGGCTATCACCACCCCAATAAGGCCAATCAATATGTCTGTGTGGTATTCCCTTAGCATCCGATATTATTCGGGGGTCTAAAGAAAGTTGGTTTAGTAACTCTAAATAAATAGGGTATAACACTGGCTTAAAGTTGTTGGTATATCTTTCGGCTGTCTTATCGGTATTATTACCCCATCTTGCAATTATTATGCGCAATGGTGAAACTTCCGCAACTCCAATAGTACCGCCCACATCTAAAGTTATAGGCATCCATAACCAAACTAATGGGTATTTCTTTGCGCCACCAGCTTCTTTGCCTTGCTGCACCAACGTACCGAATACCTCTTTATACTCGCCATATTGGTAATTTATACCGACAATTGTCGTGTCATATTCTTGCAAGGCGGGTAATAGTTTAGCATTTACCTTTGCTACAATTTCACCAAATATATCGGTTACAAATACTGGCTTGGCGGTCATATATTATTTTCAGTTATGCTATTGAATATTTCAGGAATGTTCCTAAACCCAATAGGGTATAAATAATAATCTTGTACCCACCAGCTTAGCATGTCGCGTTGCATTCTCCACCGTAACCATTGAGGCTCTACATATTCAGGGAATAAACCAGAAGTTGTTATGTAACGAATTATTTCGTATACACATTTTACCATTTCGTTAAATGCCCTTGTTTGTTTTCTGCCGTGATTGGTTACTGTAGCATTACCCGATTTTGGTTCCACGTTGCCCATACCTACGGTTTGAGTTACCTGATTTCTTATATAATAATAGTATATATAAGATGCTATCCCCGTTTTAAATTCAGGGATAGCAATCAAATCTACAAACCGTTGTTCGGTAATATTAGCGATAAATACAGCATAGAAAGTGTCGCCAAATAGTTGCCTCAAAAACAAACGCTCATATTTAGTTATGAAACTATTTAGTTCCCCAGATACTCCAGGTTGCGCTGCGTTTGCGATAAACAATTCGGCTTCAAAATCTGTAGGCTGTATTATGTTTGCCATTATTTTAGTGTTGCTTGGCCTTTTTTAACCAATTTGTCAGCTAATACACGGTGAACAGTATGCTCAACGCCATCACCTAATAAACTGCCAGATGTACCAACGATTACGGTATCTTCTTTAGGTCTTACTAAAGTGCCACCATCAACAACACTGTTTTGCGTGGTTAACGGTTTAATATCCTCCTGACCGGCGGGGATTATTTCTTCTTCTTTTGATTTTTGAGCCATGATATTTATTGTTAATAATTAAACGCCTGGTGCCAATAGTGCTGCTTTTACAGTTGCAAAAGACGCGGTTACAAATGATCCAATGTTATTAGTTGCGATATAATCTTTAAAGAAGTTCTCAACGATTATACGTTTACGGTTGTTATCAAAGTCACTTGATACAGAAGTTACCACGCTTGTGCCTGATACTGTTGCTGTAGTGAAATCAATACCGTAGCCGATACGGATAGTTAATGCCTCTTGTTCGATTTTAAACAAACCGCTTTCGCCTAATGTGAAAGTACCGATAGTTTGATAGGTAGAAGTTAACACTCTGAAACCCATCATTACTACAAGTCCATCTGGATTGTACATAGGTATCATCATGTAATAACGGCCCTGGCTATCTTTCTCTAAAGACAATCTCCATTTGTCTTGTGGATGTATAATCAACAAGTCAGGGAAGAAGTTTAAAGTTTCAATTTGGGCGGCAACTGCACCGATAGCATCATAATCGTTTGGCGCAACAAAGGTATCATCTAATGATGTACCAACATACCCAGCCGCTTGTGCTTGTAAGTCAGTTGTTAAAATAGCTGCGTAATCGCGTAGAATTTTATCATTGATAAGGTTCTGAATGATTTGCAATGCTTTTTTACGGAATTTCTCAAATTCCTCTGTAATTACGTATTTAGCTGCAACTTTTTTAGCTTTAGCGAAGTTACGTACCAACGCGGTAGAAACAAGGGGTTTAACTGCGCCCTCTGCTACTATAGCAAATGCACCTTGTTCTGATCCCTCTTCTAACCAAGTGGTATATTCTTCTAATTCAGCAACGGTAGTAACGTCAGCAATATCAAAGATATACTGAGTGCCTCTGCGTTTTTTAACTACACCGTCAATAACATTGAAACTTTCAATCATCGCTAATGGATAATTGTTTTCGTTAATGGTATTAGTAGTATCCATATTAGCTGCCGCGCGTATATTCAATACAACTTCACGTGCTGTGCTGCCATTACGGGTTTTTAGTATTTGCTCAACTTCGCCTGGTGTACCATCTTCTGGGAACAACAACGCATTTAAAGAACGTTGGATTAGTTCTTTAGTGTTATCATTGCTGATTTCGCCAACGCGGATGTTTTTAACTTTTTCAAGTTCTTCTGCGATGTTACGCAGGGTCAAGTTTACCTTGTCAGCATCATTGCTGTAAGAGCGCAACGCATCTAAAGGCAATCCGCTTAATGCGGTGTTTAAAAGCGACTCAACGCTTTCTTTGTTTTGATAGCCACGTGCTTCTATTTCTGTTTTTGCCGTTTCTTTAACTTGGGCTAACAGGGCATCATGGGCTGCTTTTTCCTCTGGTGTCATGTTTTAGTTTTTTAAATTGTTAATTAAATATTGATAATCGATGCCCCTTTTCTCGATCGGCTTTTCAGTTTGCAGGTCATTTAGCTTTGCTTCGTGAGCCATGCTTTCATTAAGCGATTTGTGAATGGCAAAAATACGCCTCGCCTCCAATTGATTTTGGCGGGGTAATGTCTTTATGAAATCCTCTGTTAATTCAAATATATCTTCGTTACCTAATGATCTAATGGCAAACGTACCCATATCAGACGGGATGGCAGTGCCGCTAATTTCAAACAACCTTGCGTTATAAATATCTATCACCTTATCTTCTTCGTTCCATTTCATAGAACGCTCATCAAATATATATTTAAAACCGTTGCTAAAGTTATTGATAGTACCACTGCGTAATTGAGTTAAGTGGTCATCTGCCCAGCTTACATCGTCCAATGGTTTTGTGCGAAAGTAAAGCCCGATATTATCCTCTTTCAATTCCTCAAACAAACCCATTGCCCTGCCATGCTCATCACGGTATTTTATTTGATAAGCGGCATTGCTACCTGGCCCGTTTTCTTCAATTGACCTTTTAAATGCACCCTTAAAAAAACGTTCTTGATGTAAATTGGTATTACCCCAAATAGCACCATATCCCTCAACTACCCTTTTATCAAGTAGCGAGGTGCGTTCTTGCAGTTGCCCGTCAATGTTTACAGTAGTGCTACTGTACGCTATCGGTGCTGCTCGTTTCTTCAGTTCCTGTATTTGTGCTTGCATTTGCTTTCAAATTTATAACATTTTTAACCATTTCCAATTCTTCGGGTGTTAAATCAAATAATTTCTTATCATAAACACCACCACTGCCTTTAGTGCCCTCGTTAGCGACAATCCATTCATTGAGCGTACATACACCATTTGTCCATCTTTCTAACCAGACACTACCCATTGTTTTATCGGTAGTTGCGCGCTCTTTTCTATTTTCCTGCAATTCAGGGATACTAGAAAAATCAGCATAGATATAACGCCTGTCAAAACCAAACTTGTTAGTCCATGCTTCGGCATAACGATTTGCACATGGGATAATAACGTTTGCATAAAAGGACTTCATGTCCGCATCTGCATTGGCAAATGTACTATTGTCTTTAGACGGCACTAAGTGACGTGGAACTTTAAGAGTGGCATATATAGCAACCGCATCTGCTAAAGTTTCATCGAATGGTTGCAATTCCTGTATGCTCATTGATGTTTTAACAAATTCAACTGGCGCGGCAGTTACACCTACCTGGTGTTTGTCGCCTTGCAGTCCATAGGTATTTTGAAAGTTCCTTTGAGCTTCTTCTTTCTCTGTTTTAGTTAAACTAATCAATCCGCTTTCGTCTGATTTCTTGGATACCAAAAACCCTAACGCTCCACGTTTGATATAAATAACACCCCTTGCTTCATATACAGGCAAAAGGTTTTTAATCGCTAACCTTGCACCGCATAATGGCGACCTGAATTTAGTTATATCACCGCTTGCCTGTAAATCGGTATTCATAAAAGGCAATACGTTGTTAACATCAAACTTGCGCGTGCCTACTTCGTAGCCCAATATCAAATCATCTAATTTAGTTGATGAATACAGGTCTGCGTTTTTATTAACCTTTATACAAACCTTTTCACTAGGCAGGTTAAACCAGCTTAGGAAATTCTTATATTCATTAGGAAGTGTAGATGGACGGTTGAAATACTCAATATTAGCCCCTGTAAGGTACTCATAGCATACCGCTTGATATACGAACTGTTTAAATGACATTAATGGATTAGGTCGGCTAAAAAGGCGGTTAAAATCCTTATCTGAATAGTCTACCTCATCGTTCCATGACTTACGTAACTGCCATGTAGCATCTGCAACCCTTGAAGCTATTTCGTTTATTGGTGCAAATATCTCTGGCAACGTGTAAAATAAGTTAATGAAGTTCTGTCTGCCATATTCTCCATATAGCAAATTATCAATTGTTCTGTTTAGCCTTGCGGGGGCATCGCCAGAATATTCATAATCATTCATTTGGTATTGGTCACCAAACGGGCCTTGTACGTAAACTTTATCGGATAAGCTATCGGCAGGCATTGACCTGTGTTGCATGGCAATGTCTTTGCCCCATGTAGTAGGATTGTACCAGGTCATTTAATTAGAGTTGTTACCATACAAATGTGCAAAATTCTTTTCATAATATACTGCTAACATTTCGCAAAGGTCGGGCGCATCGTCGTGCTTGTTGCCTCTGCCTGCCTCCTGAATACGCAAATATGACGTTAAATTTCGCATAAATTTAGCATATTCTGGATAATCGTTATAATCTTTACGAAAATAGAAATTATTTCTTATAAAACTAGCACGATTTAATATACGACTATGTTTGCCCGTACGCGGACGTAATAACCTAAATTCACCCTGAAAGTTTTTTTGCTCTAATTCAACACGTACGCGCTCTGCCGTTTCTTTCCACCCCATAATGGCTTCAACACCGCAACTACCTGCTTTTACCTGTAGGCATAACTTAACCAATGCGGCTTCATTAAAGTCTGCCCCATCGGTATTGTACAGCACATCGGTTATATAAATCTTATCACCAATCAACTTACTTGCACCCGTAGCAAAGTCATCACCACCATCACCAGCAGGATCGGCAGCTACATAACAGAAGTCTGGGTCTGATAAACCTTTAACTACATTTGGGTCGTAAAAATGTAGATCATCAATTGGGAATAATAAACCTGCTTTGGGCTTAGGGTTTTGATTGTACTGCCTTTCATAAACAATATCATTAGCCTGCTTCATAGCTAATAATTCAGTTACAGTATGTTTAAAAGGCCACAATGATGTACCATCTTCTTTTAAGCATGGTAATGATATTACTTCCCATTCATCTTGTTCACCATCACGTTGTAAATAGCCAGCCAAATCATTTGGGTGTAGGCGTTGCATAATAACGATAATAGGTGTATGCCTACTGTTTACCCTATTGCGTATCGTACTATCAAAACGACTGTTAACCTTTTCACGTATGGTGTCCTGATCTGCATCCTCTGGCTTAACTGGGTCATCAATGATTATGGCACCACCAAAACTAAATTTCTTTTCTAATTGACTTTTACCTGTTTGCTCAATTCCGTTTAACCATTCGTCGAAATCTTCTTCCTCATCAACTTTACCAGCACCAAATCCTGTTACCTGTCCACCTGCGGCACGTGCTAATACCCCACCATTCTGTGTAGTGTACCATTTGTTTTTTGCTTTGGCATCTTTCTTTATTTGAACTGCGGGGAATAATTGTTGGTATGCTTCGGTTTGAATTAAATCCTTTACCGTTTCAGAGTTATCCAATGCCAAATCGTCGGCATAAGATAGGTGTATGAATTTAGCGGATGGATTTAGTGCCAGCCCATGTGATATAAAAGCCTTTACTGCTAATTCGGTTTTACCGTAACGTGGTGCAATGTTTATTATCAAGCGTTTTAGATCGCCCGACAATATACGCTCCAATGCATTGCATATAATTTCGTGGTGTTCACCAATAACAAATTTTCTGTTATATTGGTGTTTGAAAAAGTAACGGGTGTGAAATAGTAGTGACTTTAAACACTTGACTTTTGAAACCGTAAGTATATCAATATCGTTAATAACTTCCATCTAATTCTTTTGAAAGCTGTTTTATTTCTTCATTAGTAAGATTGATGTTTGTGTTTTTATTGTCAAACGTACCGCTTATCTCAACTTTAGGCGATCCATACGCACTATCCATAATAGCCTTGTAAGCATTAACATCTCCTTTAGAAATAGCGTTTCCCAACAAAACAAGAGTTGATATTTCTTCTGCCGTCATTCGTTTATCTATGCCAGGAAATAACTCTTTAACTCTATCAAAAACATCATCGGGTAATATTGCTACCATTTCCAATACATGTTTTGCAATAGTAGAACGGTTTTTAACTCCCTCTGGCCTACCGTCTACATTTCGCCTCGGGTCTTCACCTTTAAGAAATGGTTTAAGATTTTTTTCGTTTGCCATAAATTATATAAAAGTTACTTTATCACCATCTAATTCCAATAATCTTATTGGTAAATTATTAGTTTTTATAATTGATATTATTGATGTAGGAATATAGTTAGACGCTATAATTAAGCGAGGGTAATTATCAATTTGAATTTTACATAGTTCAGCATAAAATAAAATCTGACCAATTGCAGATAATAAATGCATATCACTAGTGTATTTTTTAACCTCTATTAGAGTGGCTGTATTATTATTGTGAAATACCAATATATCACATATACCGTTCGTGTCAGAACCTTTTATTCTTAAGTTAGTTAGTGTACGTTTTACACCCCCAAAAAAACACTTTTCACATATATCATCGATGTTATCGACAATGTGATTTTGAATATCTAATTCACTACCTAGAAAATTAAAATTTTGTATATGCTTCACAGTATCCTCGCAGTTTTTTTACTTACAAATCTATACAAATAATTCCTTACAATGCAAAAGAAAATGTTAATTAGTTATATTAAGTGCAATTCTGCGTTTACCACTTATTTCTAATTCATGTTGGGTGTAAGGCGCACGCGAATAACTATCTTCGCTAATAGGTGTATCAAGTTCTATTAAAGCTAAATTAGCCTGTTCAATATTATCATAATCAAATTTACAATAGTAATTATCTGGCCCACGTAAATTATTAAGCAGGTCAACAATCGTATATATAAATGTTTTTTTAGGGTTAAATGGCTTTGTACATATTAACCACCTATCGTTACAAGCCTTTATAGTGAAAGGTCTTTTGTGTTCTGCGAATTTTATCTTGTCGCCTACGTTGTACTTTTTCATACTTTCTTTACTGGTTTAAATGAGGGGTGAAATAATCTTTTTAAGGTGAGTTTGGTTGTCTTTAATAACCTTGTACTTTATTTCACCCCATCCCATGTATTCGGCTATCATTAATTTAATGTCGTTTTCGCCAATTCCAAAATCAGCTAAATAACCCAATGCCCTCAATTTCTTAATAGTTTCGTATTGACGCTGTAAATGTTCACTATATAAAGTTATTCCATCAACTAAGAATACGTCTGCCTGTATTGTCTTAATTTCAATTATTAATGGCACACCTTCGCCAAATATAAACAAGTCTAACATCTTATCATCACATGATTGACCTGACCTTATTTTAGCCAAATAAGGTGTTAATTGAATACCAGCAGCAAAGTCACTCAAAAACAATATACCTGGATATGTTTCACGCAACCATTTGCAAATTTTAGTTTGTAGTGCTGTTTCGCTATTATCTTTTTTATCCTTAATCTGTTTAGCTGTTACAATCTTCATCTTTTTAGCTGAAGTATAAAGATTAAATGGATTGGAGTTGTCTAGGATGTTGGATTTCATAATATATAATCTCCTGTATCTTGTTTTTTAATTATACCAATTTTAATTAACACGTCTAGTGTAGGCTTCGTAAAACTCATTAACTCTCTTGTTTCATATCCAGATGGATGAGTAAATGGCTCTTTACTTACAACCCTGTTATGAGCATAGTATTGGCTGGGCCTAATAAAACTTCCCTCATTTTCCATTAAGCAATTAATAACATTAGCCTGCGCTTGTGATAATTTTCTATTTTTCATACTCCATATTTCATTTTAAGTTCATCAATACTTTTACCCTCTTTCCATAATATCCTATCACGTTCTAATTGATAGGCTGTTATTCGTGGGTCTTTTGTTATTACTCTCGGTTTAGCTTTATACTTCGTTTTCTCAATTTCTATAAAATCCCCTTTTAAGTTTGAAATTAGGTGGCGTTTGTAGTCTTTAGGCATGGTTGTGCAGTTGTGCATGAGTTGTGCAAGCCTTGCACAAGTGTAATTTAATGATTATTAACAAGTTATCCAACATTTGTGCAGTTGTGCAGATTTTTAGCCTAATTAATATATAATATATATATAGTTTAAAATTATTATCCTGTGTTTTTTGCATAAGTTGCACAAGATATTTAAAGATGCCTAAAAGTTTGCACAAGTTGCACAACTGGCTTAAAAACCGTGTTTTTGGTATCGTTAAGGCTGTTTTTTGTTGTGCAAGTGAGTTGCACAAGTTTTGCACAACTGCACAAGAGGTGTTTTTTATCATAACTAACTGATTATTAGTAAATTTTGTTATAAATTGCACTACTTTGCGCTCCTTTCTTATCTAAAATTTGTCCTTTTTTATCACACCATCTTAAAAGTATGGAACGGATATTATTGTCTTTCATCTTAAGTTCTCGGCCTATTTCTATGGCTTTTAATGCTGAAAATTGTTCAGGTAGTGAGTTATAAAACTTTTCATTAATGCCTGTAAGCTTATCTAAGGGCGTTACAGGCGTTAATATCTTCATGGCCTTATTCATATTACCTAAAAAGTATTCAGTTAACCTGATAGCCCTTTCCATGCTTTGTATGGATATTGTATTGCTATAACTATTTGGGTTATTCATAACCTCAATAATTAAGCAGAAACGTAAACAATAGTCTTGGTACTTAGCAATGATACCCTTTACCTGATCGGACTGACTGGCATTATATTTACGGTTTTTATTATTAAACCATTCAGCGTATAAAGAATTAGCCTCATTTGACATTGTGTATAAACGGTCTTTATCCCTAAACTCATTTATAGTATCAATCAGGTTATAGTATTCTGTTTGTAGTTCTAAAGGAAAATCCCGTTGTGTCCAGTCAGGTTTATATTCAGGCTCAGGGTATAAGAATAAAAACCTATGGAAAAACCCATTATGCTCATTTGCATCACTACTTAAAATATCTAATACTCCAGGCTGAATACCACCAACAATTGTGCAAAATGGATTTTCCACCTTATCCTCATCCCTGCTTATACGCTGCATCAATACAGGCGACCCACTCCAAAGTTCCAACCATTTTTGCAACTCATCACCGTCACCGTATCTATTCATGCGCTTCATAAAACCAGCAAACTCATCAGCATAAAGGCAACAACCTTGTTGATTAAAAGATAGTATTTTTATAACCATTTCTATGGTACTGTCCTTAATTAGCATTTGGTGCATTACGGGTTTTGTAGGCTCGGTTATACCGTCACCTTTTTTTTGATTTTTATACTCTGAAAGTTTAATGATATAATCTTTTTTCTCATGCAGATATTGTTTATAAAACATATCATCAATCAATTCCAAAGGCTTATATATAGCTTTCATGGCTGGAGTTTTAGATGCCCCAGGCGGAGCAACAACCGTCATATACAAAATAGGTTTAACAAAATAACCTGCATTAGCTCTAAGCCGACAAGAGTTGCCAATTAAAGTAGATACAGCCGTTAAAGCAAAACCGCCCAAATAATCATGCTGAATAAATTGACCTTTAATGAAATTTAAAATTGCATCTGGAAAAATGTCATAAGGAAACTTTAGTCTATCCTCTTTTATTAATGGCTGATTGGTTACGGGTTGTTGCGCAATAATTTCAATCCCTGCGCTTTCACACAATAATATTATTTCTTCAACTGTTAATATCCAATCTTTATCGTTTTTATAAAATAGTATTTTAGTCGGGCTTAAGTTCCATGATGTATCGTCTTTATTGATTCGGTCATTAAAGCAAGGAAACCCGGCTATTGAAGATGTAAATAATTGCAGGTTTTTTGTAGAATAATAAGCCTTTGCCGAATAAGTTGCTTTTGATCCTACACGTAACATCGGTATAAACTTATCCTTTGCCCGTGTTTTATATTTATCTGCTACAACTAAACCAATTTCAGATAATAAGTGGGTAAATATTTCATCTGTGCATTTACTATCAAATTGCAAACAAAGGCTTTCATATTCTAAAGGATATGATTTTACAATCTCATTTGATTGACTATTTAATTCGGGTTTATATTTATCAAAGTGGGCTGCACATGATGTAATAATGTCAAACTGATCATCTGTTAATTCAGATAAATCATTAAACTCATTATGTATCATTTCATAGCCAGGGGTTGGATCGCAATAGGCTAAAGTTCCGCCAGTATAAATAGCTATAACTTCTTCGCCTTTTTCTTCTTTAGCTAAACTAATTTTAGATGATAATTTACTATACTTAATATAAACATGATAGCCACCGTTGCGGGTTGTTTCAATACAAACCTTTTCAAAAATACCATCATCTAATGAAGCAACCGCACGTTTCCAATTATCAAAAACAGACTTATCTTCTGTATTTTTCAGGTCAAAGTCAACGCATCCAAATGGGCTGAATAACTTAATAGCCATACCATTGGCTTCATGCAATCCTTTTATAATGGTGCCAAAAGTAGCCTCATTATAAGTTTCAGGTGTTATTTCACTATGTGCTATGTAATGACTATCAGCCGACTTGGTTTCCGTGTTCCATTTTAATGGTATAGGCATAAGACCCATACGAAACAGGTCTAAAAATGTAGTATCGGTCATACAGTAGCAGGTTTAAACATAAATTTATCTGCTATTGTACAGCACTTTTTATAAAATTCCATCGGATTAATAGCACCTTTCATAGTGTTGCAAATTGCACAAGCAGGGACTATATTCCCAAAAACATTAGCACCTCCTCTTGACAATGGTATATAATGATCTAAGTGCCAATTTTTAAGATTTAATTCACATCCGCAATAAACACATTTAAAATTATGTGTTTTAAGTGTTTGTGCCACATGGATAGGTGTAATAAAGTGTCTTGCTCTTTGATTTGCCCCGTCGGCACGTTGTTTGCAGTTAAATTTAACAATTGTATTGTTTATTTCATCTGAAATTTCTGAAACAAAGTCACTTACAATTATGCCATTTAAAGGCATATAATTTGTTTCGTTTTGTAAGGAAAACTTAAACTGCTGGGTAAGTTTAACATCGGGCATGAAATTCTCTATCATAAGATATAGCAAGTTCATTTTTTCGCCATCAACCGTAACAAAAACATTTTTAGTTTTTTCATCAATTTCATTTATTAAAATAATATCCTTTTTAGGAGACGCTACCTTAAAAACAAAACCGCCAACATGGATAAAATGCTTTGGATGGTTTTTTAATTGTTTGGTTAATTTATAGTTCATATAATAATAAAACCCTTACCGCCCTTTCCCGGCTTCTACTCGGTACTTAGGCAATAAGGGTTTTTAAAATATTGTTTGATAGCGTAATTAGAAGCTGGCTATCCTGATTAATTACGTTACTAATATAGTAACATTATTCAACTTTCCACAGGCTTAAAGTATTATAGTACTTACCGTTGTATTCACGGCCACGCAGGTTAAAATGTACTTTAACATCCTGACCGATACTCAAATTGTCAAGTAATGCTGTTTTGGTATTTACTGCCTCAAAACTTATTGTTTCGGGGTATTGTGGATTTTCAGCATACTCCACAATAAGTAATCTTTTTGTTAGCTTATCGCTAATTACTTCATCTTCGGTTACTTTTAAAACCTTTCCGTTTAATTCCATATTCGTTCGTTCTTTTTTTTTAATTACACTACTAATATAAGAAATTATTTACTTTTTCTAACCTGTTTTCTTTTAATAATTCCTAACATTTGCAATTCGTGCGTCTTTGACCTAATTGCATAAATAGTACGGTTAATATGTAACATTTGTTCGGTGTCCTTTGTAGTTGGATATAATTTAATAAGCAATCTTAACTCGTCTGCACTCCACTCATCGTAGTTTCCCACAACCTTTCTCGGCAAATACTTCTTTACCATCTCACTTTCCAGCGCATCAGCAAACTTCAAACGACCCCCATTCTCGGCAATCATAGCTTGTAAATCAAAGTATAGTTGCGATGTTGGTTTTAAGCCTGGGAATATATATGCGTTCATCATTCAATCTCCTTTAACCAAAGTTCCAAAACTGCTATACTTTTTTCAATTTCCTGTTTAAGCGGGTCTTTTTTGCCGCCACGTTCCAGGCGTTTCACAACGTCGAATAAGTAAGCATTCCAATTTCGCTCGGTGGCAACTTTATATAAGCTGCCTTTTGTGTTGTCGTAGTAGGGTGGGTGCATTTTCTAAAAGATTTTAATTTGTTCAGCTAATTTTTGTTCAGGTGCAAATAGTTTTGTTTGGGCTATGTGGGTGGCAAAGCGTTTTTCTTGGGCTTGGTAATATATTTTATCTAACTCACAACCGTAAAAGTCAAAGCCTAAATCGTAAGCTGCTATGCGTGATGAGCCAGAGCCGAGGTGGGTGTCGAGGATTTTATCGTTGGTGTTGGCATAGTTATTAAGTAACCACACGTATAAAGAAACTGGCTTTTGAGTAACGTGTATTCTTTGTTCTTGTATTGCTTTTTTAAAACCAGCCCATAAAAATTCAAACTTATTACATTTACAATCAAAGCTACTCCATGCTAATTCACACATAGATAAATGTTCTTTAATATCGGCCTTTTTATCCCAAACTATCCACCCCTTAGATGGGGTTAAATATTCTGTAAAATAGTTGCCACCCCAAATTATTTGATTTTTAGAAACTCTTTTTAATTCAATAAAATATTCTGCATTTGGAGTTGAACTATCATCAAATTTTAAATATTTTTTACTTTTAGGATTTGCCCATTTTTTAGTTGGCCTATCTCCAGTAACATTCCTTTGACCGCTTTCTTTAATCCCATAAGGCGGATCAACCACAGCCAAGTCAAAAAACTTATCAGGATAGCGAGCCATCATAACCATATTATCTTCGTTTGTTACTTCACTTATCATAATTCTATTATTATTAATTT